GATCGTTTCGCTCTTAACAATAGTGGTGATGTCCAGTTTAATCTCACTGTTGCTAAGGCTAATCATAGTGATATGCTTGCGAAGGGAACTTATCGTGATTTCTTGTTCAACCCGCAAGGATTGACCTTTGAGGATTTTGAAGAAGCAGCATAATTAACACTTGACAAAAATACCAAAGTTTGGTATTATATAAACATGATGAATCAAATGAATATAGGATAAAAAATGACTAAAGTTGTAGCAAAACATAAAGTCGATTGCGAAGAGGTTCTAGGAACTTTTATCGACGAAACTCACTTTGATGAAATTATCAAAGAGGATATGGACCTTTATGCGATTGATCCTGTAGATCCAGACAAAAAAGATGAAAGCAATATAATTTTTAAATATCGTAAAGGTGTCTTTACAAAGAAAGAACAGGAATCTGCTTATGAAGGTTTACGTCCTGCAGCGACCGAATCTCAAAACAGAGGTATTGCAGCTGGACCAAGAGGCGACAGACTTAGTGGGCGTGATTGGGTAACTGATTATCAAATGGATGTAATTGAATATTATGAAGATCCTCCATTATTCGGAGAATTTCCTACTGAATCTAGCAAAAAAGTAGATGATACTCGTGGTATCGTTTGGCTTAGATCTAAGATTACTCCAAAATATGGAGAATATGAAGGATGGTTTGATAAGTGGATTGCAGAAACTAAAGACTTTGACACAAATCAAAAGAAAGAAGCTGCAAAAGAAGTTCGTACTTATATTTCTGACACAAATTATGCACAATCTGTCATGTCGGGTATTGCTGGTTTCTATGATCGTTATCCTCGTATACCCTATGGTCGTGCTTGTGGTTTTAACGAAAGACATCCAGAACTTTTTGTAAAATCTTTTCCTTATCTTCGTAAATTGAATGAGGTGTTTAAAAAAGAACTTCCAGTTAGATGGGGCGCTCAAAGGGCTGCAGCAAATAAACTTGATAAAAACTTTCTTATTGATGAGACAGTCTTCACAACTCTTACTGTTAATTATGATTGGAGAACTGCAGCCCACAGAGACGCTGGTGATTTATCTTCTGGTTTCTCCAACATCTCAGGTATCGGCAAAGGATGGAAAGGATGTGTTTTCGTTCTTCCAGAGTATCGAGTTGGTATCAATCTACAACCAGGCGATCTATTGTTGGTTAATAATCACGAAGGTATTCACGGAAATACTGCGTTCGAAGGCGAAGATAATGATCGAGTATCTATTGTTGCATATTTCCGAGAAAAAATGCTTAGTCTAAAATCTTGGGAATATGAACAACTTCGTAAACAATTTGTTGAAGAAAGAAGGAAAAATCCAGATCACCCTAATCAAAGACATCTATGGAATGGTGTATCTCCTAATATGTGGGAAAGCGATGAGTGGGCTGATTATCTCAACCTATATAATATGGAAGATGAAGATGGGAATTTCAGCTCTAGTTTGGAGGATTTCTTTGCCACATAATAATCATATTATCGACGGATATAATAAAGACATTGGCTATATGGGTCCAGATGGAGCCAGGGATTATTATCTTGAACTGACTAAAGATTGGGAGGATCCATATGGTCCACCAGTAGAAACGCATCACGACGGGGTAAGAGTCGTGCGTGATGATCTATTAGTTGGATCGAAGGTTCGTGGTGCAGACTGTTTGGTTTCTTCGCTTCCAGAATATATTGATACGTTAGTTTATGTTCAACCACGCACTGGATTAGCTGGTGTATCTCTCCTGGATGTTGCTAAAAATCGAAATATGAAAGTACGTTTATTCATGCCCGCTTGTAAAACTATTTCTGAGCAACAGGCTTGTTGTATTGAACGAGGTGCCGAGTACACTTTCTATCGTATAGCCAGGATGCCTAACTTAAACAGGTATGCTAAACAATGGTGTGATGAAAGAAAGAATGTTTTCTTCGTTCCTCCAGGGTTAAATCACGAGTTGGTTACTGCAGGTATCGTTAAGGTTGCTTCAAAAATGAAGGCTCCAGATGAGGTATATTGTGCCACATCAACTGGAGTTCTAACACGTGGTTTACAGATTGCTTGGCCAGATACTAAATTCACTTCGGTTTGCGTTGCTCGAAATATGAAGGCTGGTGAACTAGGTAAGGCAGATCCAATCTCAGAACCATTAGAGTTTACGGCTAAAGAAAAGGATGAAAACCTGCCACCGTTTCCTTGTATGGAAACATATGATGCTAAAGTCTGGAAGTATATTCCTAAAAATACTGGTAAAGATATACTTTTTTGGAACGTAGGTAAGGCTCCAGTCTTGACAGATGATTCATTATACGATAGTATAGATGGTTGGATACAGTGGGGAGAAAAGAGATGATGAACCCAGATAGTAAGCATCCTATTGGTTCTTATTGTGAATTATATGATATTAAACCAAATATGGAATTAAAGAAAGGTATGGACTTCCGTAAACCTGAGTACAGGCGTGAGGTCTTTCTTCGTTTCTATGAGTTCCATTTAAAGTATCGAGCGCACCCTGGTGCTGTATATTTTATGTTTCCTTATCTACAAAAGAGATTTGAATTAGATATGGAGGATATGTTATGGGTCACTTTTATTAATGGGTTATCTCAGCATATTGTAACTACCTGGGATATTTTTAGTAAGTTTCCTAAATTTACAGCTGATAAGGATGAGGTTCAGCAGTATATTTTAGATAACTGGAAACTCCTGGGTTGGGATATGGACCGCCGATATGTTAAAACTAAGTTCGGTGAGTCTCTTGAGAAGTATCAACAGCTGATTAAGGATTCAACAGAGAGTAACACTCAGGTAGAGTACTGGGATAGACTATGTAATACTGATGATGAATATGAGAACTTTCGTAACTGCTGGGCTGAGGTTATGAATAAGTTTGCTTATTTTGGTCGCCTTTCAACATTCTCTTATCTGGAGTATCAACGTATTATAGGTTTAAACCTAGATTGCGATAATTTGTTTTTAGAAGATATGAAAGGCAGTCAATCGCATCGGAATGGTATCTGTAAAGTCCTGGGTAGAGATGACATGGACTGGCACGATAAACTAAACCCTTACTTTGAAGGATACCGTGAAGAGCATATCGAATGGTTAACTGATGAGGGTGCCAAACTATTAGAGGAAAGTAGAGAACGATTTAAGGATAAAGAGTTCTATAGAGATGTCAGCTATTTCACACTAGAGTCTACACTTTGCTGCTATAAATCCTGGCACCGTAAAAACCGTCGGTATCCTAATGTTTACATGGATATGTTTCACGATAGGATTCGTAAGGCAGAAGAGGCTTCTGAAGGGACCAAAGATATGTCTCTGTTCTGGGAGGCTAGGAAAGAAAACTTACCAGAGAATCTACGCATAGAGGATGTCCCTGGTGACGTGGGTTTGAAACCTGAGAAACAGAATCATTACCTTCAGACAGGGCAGGTCATTATGATGAACGAGGAATGGTCTTGCTTTGAGAACAATTATAATAAGAAAAAAGGTTTGTTTCGATAAAAAAAGTGCTTGACATTTAATCTCAATCAGTTATAATGAATATAATGATTAATGAGGAGATTGGTTATGGCTTCCGTAGTTTCTGAAAATGGTTCACCAAGCGAAGAGGCTTACTTTTCAAATATCGTGATTCATAAAAATCCAGCATGGAAACAAATTTGGAATTCTCTGGACGAAGAGGGTAAAAATACTTTAAAAAATCAGGTTCGTACTGGTGCTTTGCAAATGAGTAACATATTAGAACAAACAGTTTCTATGGTCTCTGAGGAAGTCTCTGATGTTAAACTAAAAAACGTTGATTTTCCTGGCATGGATTTCGATGATGGTTCAGACCTAAAAACCTTCAGTCTAAATTATGGTCCTAATGGTACTACGAAAGGTCGCCAAAATTATGGATTAACTGGTAACATTAGTGGGATGAAAAATAAAAAAGGTGCGATTCGTGCTATATGCTGGAACTCTTTGACAGAAAAGGTAGAATATTATTTCATTCCTGCCGATAAGGTTTGTACTTTAGGTACTAATAGAAATTCTATCAGGATATCTGCTTCTGCTAAAACAGGTGTTGTGAAAAAATTACAACCATATCGTCTTAGCAGTTTTGAAGAACTTTCATCTGCACGATAAAAAAGTGCTTGACATTCGGTATATGATGATATATACTGATAATTGTGAGGGAGTCTAGAATTAGATGAGTAAGATTATTGGTATTGGTGGCATGCCCGGAACGGGTAAAACTACCTTAATCAAGAAGTTCATGGAGCAGGCTGATGACTGGGAAGTCGTTAAGCCTGTTCCTCTTCTTGACTCTCTTTACAGCAAAAAACTTGACTGCTATGTGTTAGGTAAGTATGATCCATGGTATCCGTCTGAGGGATATGCTATGGGTACTGATAGATTATCTATGGCAGTTCAGCCACAAGCAGAGAAGTTTATTTCAGAGACTGAATCCTCAGTGGTGTTTGAAGGTGATCGATTATTTACCGGCAAATTTCTAGACTATATTATTAATCAAGGTAAGGAATGTTTTTTCTTGATTCTTGAAGCGAAATCAGATACACTACAAGAACGGTATGAAAGCCGTGGCAGTAATCAGGATGACAAGTTTTTGAATGGGCGACGCACTAAGTATGAAAACATCTGGTCTGCTTTGACTGGTAATTTGTTTTCAGACAAAGATTATATCGCTAAAGTGAAACACGAAACTGAACAAGATACAGTTTCTATTATGGAGGAGTATTTTAATGTCTAAAATTAGTTCTTCGATCGTAGATCGAAAAGTTGTGGTACATCCTAAAACAAACAATTATTCTTATGGTAAAACTACAGATCAAACCTTAGCTTGGGATCTTGTTTATGGTAAAGATAAAAAAGTTATCGGTCTTCAAAAAAGTTATGTTCCTTTGTCCTCCTGTTATGTAAAATCAGGAGTTCAAGAAAGTAGTAATATTTCAAAGAAAGATTTGAGAAATTGGACAACTCGTGCTTGGAAATTAACTAATGGAGACACTAAGTTTTTTGAAAAACTAGATTTACAATCATCTATAGAAAAAGGGAATGTGTTGTTTTGAATAATGCATAGAACATTTTCCTAATTTTGTTGGTCCTATTAAATTCTAAGGTTGAAAATGATTGATTATAAATTTGACGAAGACCGTCTAATTGCTGAATTGAAAGCATATATAGATAGTACATACGATGCACACTACTCGCAGACAAAGTTTCAAGCAACAGAGTTTATCTTCGACTCTGGTCATGGAATGGGTTTCTGTATCGGTAACGTTTTGAAGTATGCTCAACGTTATGGTAGAAAGGACGGTTACAACAGAAAAGACTTGATGAAAGTCTTGCATTATGCTATGATGGCATTACATTTACATGATAAGGAGGATTTGAGTGGAAATTCAAGTAACAGTTGAAGAGTTGCGAAAAAGAAAGAT